ACCCCGTTCCATGCTGTGGTTTCATGCGTCCCCCGAAGGGATGAACGGACGTAATGTTGAGGTGGCTTCTTCTGGTTCGACCCGAGCCGCCTTATATCATAAAGTTACAATTTAATATCGCCCTATCATCATGTTCTTTTGGGGCATAACCTCCATGATATACTGTGCCGGGGAAGATTACTGCTCTTCCTTTTTTAGGATGTACTTCTTTAAATACTTCCATGTTCTTATCGAAGAAACATGTAGGTCCATCAGAATCATTCGCATAATATATCATAGTATAGTGAGGTGTGTACATATCTCTGTGAGCTAACCCACACCCTTCATACTGGTTCTTTGTATATAGAACTGTTCTGACTCTTATCAATTGCTTTACATCTGTTCCCGGTGAATAGACATTGATACCTGTATAGACCATAGGTAATAGCAAATTAAGAACAGCTGTGTCTTCATGCCACGCACCTTGATCTTTCTCAAATGCATTCAATGAGCAATAAACAAAAGCACTCTTATTATTATTCTTTATTTCTATATCATAGTTTGGTCCATAATCAATGTTCGGGTTATAGGTGTAGCGTATATGTTTTAAAAAATAATTATGTATATAGTCCTGATACTGTGGACATATGAAGTCATCAAATACTTTGATCGGTGGAGAATCTTTCATGCTAAATCAAGTGGGAAATTGTGTGCGTTCCTCTCATGCATTACTTCCATGCCTAAGTTAGCACGGTTCAAGACGTCTGCCCAAGTAGGGATAACCCTACCAT